GGTTTGTCTAAAGCCTTACCATCTCCGAAAGAAATGAATATAAGAGACCCTCCGAAATGCCTTTTATAACGCAAGGCTTCATTGAATTTCTGTCTAACTTTTAATCTTTTGAATTCTTTCTGGACTTCATTTCGATTAGGGCCAACATGATCGATCCAGGCTCTTGTCATATCGTCGGCAGGGGCGGAAGATATCTTTTTCGCCAACCCTTCGCCAATAAACATGGCGGTAAGTTCATCGTCTGAAATGATCGGGTAATTACCAAAAACTGTTTTTTGAGTTTTGTCTGAAGACCCGGACAGGCCAGCGAAAAAGTTTTTCCAACCGTCTAGTCTAAAGAAATTATTCAGCATACAATTACCTTTTTATATTTAAGGTAATTATAGCATATTTTGATATTTTTTATTTATATTGTTAAAAATTGATAAGGTTGTTTACATGTTAACAAATATAGAGACGTAAGGTCAGTGCATTCCTTTTCCCAATATTGCTCTTGTGTGATCAGAAGGGGCTGTCAAATCCGGACACTTTACCTCAACCCCCTTTTCAATCTTCTCTATTTCATGTTGAATCCACTGAATAGCTTTTCTGAGATCGGTAACCGGATCTCCCTTCTTGCCACAACGCCAAAGATACTTCATGGCCATCGCAATATTTGCCGGAAAGTATTGTATCACGTCCCAGCATTCAATACCCGGCACTTGGGTATAATGGGTTGGATTTTTCACTTGTTCATTGTTCATATTTATGTCTCCATTACTAAATCAAATCTCTTCATGAATTCTTTCTGAGGCATTCTCATTGTCGAAGTAATATCCACCCCCCTAGCGCATTTTTGGATGATGAAGTAATCACCATCTATCTCATAGGGCTGCCATGTCGTGAAAGGATACTTCTTTTCTTTAACCCCAACACACGTCATAAAATCATGCTTAAATTTATGTATCATCACTTCGAATCACCCCCTACCTTTATCTTAATTATACCCACTGGAAACCGAACCCAGGACCTACCGTTTACGAGATGGCTTTTCTCCCCATACTATTTCATAGTGCTTTAACCAAAACTTATACCAAGGATTTATTATTTTTTTATAATAAGACCTTTTATAAGTATCAATAACAGTACTTTCGCTGCTATTTCCGCACAGAGGACAAACCCCATGACTACCCATAACGGAGCGCCACGACAGCCACCCGTCACATTTCACACAACAATAAGCACTTTCCCACATATCTTATTCCTTTAATTTAAATCCCCGGGACACTATGCCTTGATGCGGGACCCGGGGGAAGATTTGTACGGTTCTCGACAGACTCAATACCAGTCATGGTATCTTGTATATCAAAGAACACTTCTAAAAAAACTACACTATACGGCTTTGTATTTACCTTTCAGCATACCGCATTTTATAATAACGGCTCAATTGCCGGAATTATCTGATTTAGGGGGCATTTTGTGCCAAAAAAAAGCGGTTAGCACTATTAGCAGCGCCATGACAAGGCTGTTGGGAATTGCTGTATATAACTCTGCTATAGATAATACAGCTATGTTAATACAGGTAATGAACGTCCCTAAAAACAACAAGAGTACCACTTTTTTTATCATCTACCCCTCACCCTTCCTTCGGTAAATCCACCGTTTCAATTGGGAGACCACAGTAAACACATATACACTTACCAGTTTTAGAATCCAGAACCTTCTCCCCACTCGAATCAAGGCGAGGAGTATGTTTTCGGCAGTTATCATATCTCTGCTTTAGGATAACGGCATCTTTATCAGTTGGCATTCTTATATTCTCAAACATCACTTCCCCCATTTCCTTTCGATAAAATTAATTGGCTTCTCGCAATAAACAGAAAGCTCGCAAGCTGCCGAAACGGCTTCAGGTACACTTTTCCCAAAATAAAGAGCTGCCAACGCAAAATCCATACCCGCCCCGATTGCTTCGTAAGCCATTATCTCTTTTACGAAAAAGGATTGAATATAAAATGCTTTGTTTTCGACCACAATAATATATTCATTTTCTATTTTATACCGTTCCATCTTTGAATTTTTCCAGTCAGCGAACTCGCTAATGAAGTTGACCAAAGAAGATTCTGTCGCAGCCCCCGGCTTCCTTGTTTCACAAAATATCTGAAAAAGACTTGTCTCTTCCGCAAAACCTACTCCCCCGATAATCATACCATTCACTTCTGACATTTTGGCGAACTTATCGTTACTCTTGTTTTGTGTCCAGCCTCTAACTAAAATTGAGTCGGAAGCCATTTCTATTTTATCCTCCGTGACTCTACAACAAACAATACTCATTTATTTTTCCCTTTAAATAAGGCCTTTAGTAGTCGAAATTTTATTATCGACCACAAAGACCATTTTACTTTTATCTTAATAACAACTTCATCTATCATTTTTGCCACTAGGACGCCTTCTTCACCCCGTCAGACTTATTAATCATTCGGTGCTCACTACCAGCAAGCTTTGAAAGAGGGTCGTAGTAATACTTGGGGTAGTGATCTTCCACCCAATTCGCATCATACTTTGTTTTACCCTTGTCATCGTCGTAGAAGGGGAGCATGTCCGGGATGTCAAAGAAAATGCCCTTTATTCGCTCTCTAAAATACTCAAATTTCGACGCTTTCTTTTTGACCTTACCGTTACCCTTAATGAGCATAAACTGGCCGCAATGACGGAATGCCTGTATAGCAAGAGGGACCCGGCAGACAATATCATTACCATTAACAAAACGGAAAGCGGATTTCGGGAATAGTTTGTTGAAATATTCAGCAGCCCATTTATCAAATACCCGAGGAGCCCCAAAGGTGTAAATCTCTTCGATGGGAATTTCGTCACCGTACACACCACTAAAAATAGTAGCATTACCACCACCCAGGCTATGGCCGGTTACAAAGATGTCCTTAGACTCGTTATGAGGGATTGATCGTAATATCTGCATTATGTCAACGATAACGCTCTGAACCGCTCTAATCATCCCGGAATGGCCGTGACCGACACCATTAATCTTGGTAAGCCGATAGTTGAAATTGGTATCCCAATCTTTGGCCTCTTGCCCTTCTTCCGTTTTCGATCCCCGGAAGGCGATAACGATAGCATGGTCATTGAAGGAGATGTGAACCTGGGTATCAGTCACTTTATTATCGATGTAAGCGACTTTATCGAACCCCAGTTCCTTCAACCTCATTTGAGACTTATTATGCCCCTCGTAGTCGTAAGCGATCTCTGCGCAGTGCATGAGGAGCGCTGCCTTGTTGTGAGAGTATCCTCTTTTCTTTAATACGTTTGATTTAATCATTTATTTTCCTTTTCTAAAAAATTTGCAATCTCTACATAGCTATCAAAAACCTTCCCACCATTATTCTCCACCATTCTGGCTACTGCTTGTAAGCTTTTTAACTGTGGTGCAAGAAATGTTTTTTCACCATCTATAGTGATAAAACAAAATAATGTTTTCCCTGGGCGTTTATTGCTATCATCAATAACTTCCGCAATACTATAAACACCTGTCATTTTTGGCGTAATCACATATAGACAATAATCACAATTATTACGCTCATATAGTTCTTTTTGATAAGACTCTTCATTCCAATCAGAAACAACAGGATTGAAATAGTCTATTTTTAATAATGGAATTAGTCTATCTCGCCAATCAGAACCATTACAAGTGCCACCTAAAAATACTTTTTTCATTTATTTTTCCTTTAATTTTATATTACTTTTACACCTTGGACATTCATAGACTGTCACTACATCTCTCGTCACAGAACCCATTATTGCAATGGGCCACTCAGTAACCTCAGACCATTTTAGGCATTTAGGACATTCTCTCTCTGTGTAAGTGGTTACCCATGTTCCAACATTCCCCCTAGCAGCTCTTTCTTTAAACTTCATCTCTCAATTACCTCAACCAAATCATTCGTACAATTGAAGGAATTTTCGCCAAATCATCTAAATAGTTTCCCACTACCAACAAACCACCGACGGCTGCATAAATGTCACAACAGCCACGTCGGAGAAATCATTCCCCATAAGCAATTGCCGAAAAGCTTTCATATCGAAATTGGGGCAGGTCTTTTTATCGGTAAGCTCACAATGTCCCAGGGTATCAATACCTGGATGAGCACTTTTGAAGAATTTGCACAAATGAAGGATCGTTTGGAATTGCTTAATGGTAAAATGTTTTTTCCCCACAAGACAAAAACCGAGACTCTCTCCATTGTAACCAAAAGCATGAGCACCCTGCTCCTTGGAATCGATGACACTATCTAAATCGAACCCACGGCCAATTTCAAAATAACCATCAACAATAGGTCGGTATCCCCCCATTCCTGCATAGCCATTAAGCACCACTCCGTTATAGCCAACGTCGCGCCAACCCAAAGTTTCCATGTGGTACTTACGGAAAGAATTGACATCCCCCTCTAACGTATCGCTGCAATGTAATACTATTTTCTTTAATTCTGCCATGTTATTTATCCAATAGTTTATAGCTGTATACTCTTAGCCAATTTAACTTTATATTCTGTAATTTCAATTTTAAATTCATTAGGCTCCCCAATCTCCATATCATCAATTTTATAAAACTCTGAGGGACGTAGATCATGCTTTACAACAATACCGTTTTTATAATCATAAAGCTTATTAAGTAGACTTGATGAGTCGCTAGAACCCCAAACCCCCCAAGCTCCTGAATATTCCGCTTCTAATTCAAGCTGAGTGGCTTTTTCTTTTATTATCTTTTCTAAAATACGAAATTTCATCACGTTATCTCCGGAGAATCAAGGATCCCTCTACCACCAGCCTCAAATTGCTTTTTTAATATGGGAAAACCAACAGTCTCATCATAGGGAATCTTTACATCTTTACAATCATCCAAAAACTTGAACACCTTTTCCTCTAATTCTTTTTCAAATTCATCCAGGGTTTGTGTGTTGAGTACATCTTCTTTAAAAGCCTTTTCTCGCTCAGCTTGCAATTCATCAATAGCGTCAGGAGGGGGTTGCTTTGCTATTATTTGTAACAATAAACTTTTCAACTTTTCTTCTATCCTACCGACCGCATCCTCTATACTACCGTGACGACTAACCTGAGCAAGTGCAAAAATCTCATGAGCCTCATCTCTAATATTAAAACGCTCTAGCACTCCACTCATCCCTTTATCTCCATTTCTTTTACGACTTTTGATTTTGCACTACTCTCAATCTTATTATAATATATTGATATTACCCTTTCGGCGTCGTTAATATCAGAACCCCAACCGATAATCTTCCAAAAGAAAAATAAGAAATTGACTTGCGCAATGTATTTACCACGATAATCAAATTCTTCCTTCTCTAAAATACGAAATTTCATTACCCCTCCACCTCTCTATCGTCAGTACCTGGGGTAACCCAAAACTTACCACCTCCACTAAGCTCTTTAAGATTCGCAAACTTCATTTGATTAAAAATTTCTTCTCCCAAGCCAGGAAGCCCGCCATTGACAATTTGCTCTATTTTCATTTCAATCTTCTCATCCCTAGCTTTCGCACATATCATAAGATCATCCAATTCCCGAAGCAATTTCTCAACCCTTCGCTCTAATAACTTATTAGCTATGTAAGAAACAACAATGAATGCCGCTAAAACAATCTGAACAATAAGCACTATGCTCATTTAGAGCTCCTCTTTCTGTATTCCTTCATCACCGGCGAGCCAACTAACCCGTCAATCTCCTCATCGGAAAGGGGGTCTGCTACTTTCAGAAGCTTTGATTCGACACCAGTCATGCGTAATCGTAATTCCATTATGGTGTCAGATAATTTTTTATTTTTAAAAGTGAAGTAATCATAATGCCTACAGAGCATAATCAAGAGAAAGAACTCAAGCCTAAAAGAACCACCCATGGAGAAATACCCGCATAAAATGATAGAGACTATGAATAGTAAAGGGGATAGTCTAAATAGACCTTTAATAAATTGAAATACTTTTTTCATAATAATTAAAATGCTAGCCGGTCGGAGATACACCCGAGAGGAAATAGGTGCTGGAGATACGCCACCGGCTAGCAACACAGTATGAAGGCCAACGCTATTGTCCAAGACTTTTTTGCCCTTCATATAGATATGATACGATTACCCGCTCCAGTAAAATTTTTTTTTATTTTTTTAAATATTTTTCTTGGAATCTCATTATAGCAGCCGAACCCTTCCAAATATCATGGCTATTTTCTATCATAATAGGAGTGTTTTCCTTCCAATTATCAAGCGTCCAAGTAATAAAACCATGACCATCATTGCTATCGAGCAATTTCCTCATAAAGGCACTCTTTCTACAATTCTTTTTTAAAGCTACTATTTTCACACTAATCCCCCGATAAAATATCAAATGCATCGAATGTCTTAAATTTCTGTCTAATTAAAGAGGCAGCAGAGTCGGGGGCATCGTCAGGCTCCTCACCTTCCACATAATCAAGCACTTGGTTCATGTACTCTGGATCTGTGTTCTTGGCCCAAATTAAGTCCGGCCAGCGTCCTTTTAAATGAGCAACTATCTTGATATGCTTATTGGTCCCCTCATGATAGCCAGTAGCCACCATACCGTTTTCTCTTAGAAGGTCTTTAGTATACCCTTTATCGGGGTTCTCTTCCATGAAGATCTCTTCACACCGAAACCTTTTGTATAATTCCTTAATCCAGTCAACCTTCTGCTTTACGTTCTCCGTGAAAGAAAATCCAATTATCTGTACCTGACTACCCAGCTTGGCGGCAAAAGTAAGAGCCCCGGTATGACTCCCCCCATACTTGGCATCCAAATGGCCATAAACGCGCCTCGTGTTCGGCTTCCAATTGCCATAAATGGGATCTTTAAAGATAGCATCCTCATCGGACATGTGCTTCAAATCATAATTGATCCCAAAGAGAGTGCTAGTGGTTCGTGATCGCTTCTCGTCAATCTCTTCCTGGGTCAATATACGGGTTTGCTGCCAATTGAATGTTATTGGCTTAGGGCAAACCACCCAAGCATCGTCTTTGTGCCAAGGAGTGCCGACAAACATGCATTGCTTACCGGGGTCAATGATATTGGTTAGAAGCTCTCTAACCCCTTCCTTCGTACTCTCCCGCTCTGCCTTTGAAACCCTATCCTTTAGAATAATGATGTCGTCGCAGAGGATCTTGTCGTAATGGTTACCGGTGTAAGACCCATCAATCGAATAGCAATCAATAGACCCTTCTTTCGTTACGGTTTTTTTGAAGCTAAAAACGATCTTATTCTCTTTCGAGACAGTCATTTTAGGCTCTTCACCATGGACAGCAAAGAAAAGGTCTTTTATCACCTGTTGCTTGAAGTATTGCTTAATTGTCCAGAGAGTTTTTGCAGCCTCAGTGTAAGGCTTTCTGATAATAGCTATCCGGTCCTGGGGATGGAATAACAACCACCAAATGGCTCCTATTTCAGTGATGCCAGTAGTCTTGTAACTACCACGATGAGCCATTAGGGATGTGTGAACCGAGCTCTCCCAAACGTAACGAATCCAATTGGAGTGCTGCTGGGTCAGTTTGTCTTTACCGATCAAATGACCAATTAAATGGGGCTTATCCCGGAGTAATTGAATAACTTCCGAGGTGAAGGTGATATGGCTCAATTAAGTGATTCTCAATAAGGCCCTGGTGCGTTTCAACGCATCCACAAGCCTCTTATTCTCCTCTACTAAACTGTGAATTGAAGCGCCGCAAACACGACACTTCTCGAAATAAAATTTCCCGTATGTAAAATTATGTGTGCACATTGTCTAAATTAAACTCTCCCCTTTTATATTTCCGAAAAGCCATCTTGGGAGGGTTGTAAAACTTCCTACGCCAAGCGCGATCACCATCTCCTCGGGCGGCATTTATAGGCGGGTGGATATACAACGCATTGGCATCTACCCGACCTTTACTCATAGCCCACGACAGTTCTTTACTCAATCTTTTTACTTTTTTTCCGTTCATGTAACATTCCTATTTTATGTAAATTTTCACACTCGATTTCTTTATAAGTCCCGGCACCCTGCACGGCATTGATAACCCACGAGAGAGGAACTCTTTTCATTCTAACCCATGCTTTTATGATTTTACCTGTCAACTCCATGTCGGCGAGAGCCAGGTAGGCAAATTCAACCCTCTCTTCCTGACAACCGGTACTGGCTGTAAGATCCATAAGGGCAAGGTTATCTCTAAATGGTATTCCTGATATCATTCAATCCTCCAAAAACATAATTGGTTTCTTGACCGGTATATTGATAAACAATACTTCGCTATGAACCAACTGCCCGGTCTCCCAAATATTGATAGGTAGCTGTAAGGATCCAGTAATATTAACATTATCTCGCAACCACCTCCACCGGTCACTCTTGACTCGCTGATTCTTGAGCAAGCCCATGGGGGTGAAGAATACTGTGGGTACGTTCGGACCAAACAGCTTAATTATATGCCTCAAGAAGAGCTCGGGCAGTAATTTTCTACCATAAGCACCGGTTTCATCGTTGAAAGGAGGATTGCAGACAATGAGCCTGTCAGTGTCCCGCAGATCACCGCCTAGAAAGGTACGGAAATCAAGCATAGTGGAGCAAAGAAAATCCTTAATAATAAATTCCCCATAACTCTTCTTAGACGGTTCTAAATCAATACCTGTGACTAGAGACTCTCCATCTTCCTCACACCTATAGGGATCACTCAGTCTACCTTCATGACATCCAATATCAAGCACCTGGGCAGGCCAAACGTTCTCCTTCACCCGATCGGCAATAAACTCAGCCACCTTGACCGGCGTCTGTACTGTACTAGGCTTCCGGTTCTCCTGATAGTTATTCCGGACAACAGAGGTGGCATTATTCTTCTTTTTCTTGACCACTAAGCATCACCCTTTTGGCAATAGACATAATTACTAACATACCCCTTTCCATATTTAGACGGCATGAACTTTCTATCCTTACACTTTTCAGAACAATACTTGCCACCTACCAACTTACCTAATTTCTCCTGGAAAGGACATCTTATCCCTCTTCGCATCAAATTAGGAGCATCTCTTTCCACCGCTTCTATAATCTCGGTATGGTAAGAGTAATTACCATCCATATCGTAAATGCCGCTCGACATAATCTTATTTAGAACAGAGTGCCCTATGCCGTATTGAGCCAAAACTTCCAAACATTTAACCTGGTCGTCCATTCCAGCCGGGGATTTCTTCGACTTCGCCTGTAACCCCTTAAGAACTTCTTTCCACTCCTTAGAATGGCTCTTTTGCCTCTTCCACAACGCCCACAGCCTGGTAATGACTGCCTGCAATACCATAATGATGATCTTTACTCTATTCACTCAATTCCTCCAAAAAATATTTAATGAGCCAGGTTTTAGCTGAATTTACACACTGCCCACACCCAATCACCGTTTCTCTAACCCCCCAACCGCGCCATCCATTTACAAAACACCCTTTCCCATTGTTATAAATTTTACTCCCTGGACACTTATCACAAGAATTATCAACACAAAGACCGGCGATAGAAATGCCGCCATTAGTCTCAACTAATTTCTCACACGTCTTCCTAAAATCTTCCATCTTCTCTTCTGGGTAATTTGCCTTGCTGAAATCGTAGGAAGTGGTATTTGTAATCTTCGGTTTTGGATTATTCAATTTCTCAAAGAATTTATCAGCTACACTTATTGAAAAATCAACAGCCTCATCTACCGACAACACCTCTTTCTCAACGCACATCTCTAATATTCGAAACGCTACTTCTTCACGTTTCATGAATACTCCCTCCCATTTGATTATAGGTCAAGTGTCCAAGGTAAGAAACTCCTAGCAACACCGCGCCTCCTGACATTCCTACGTAACGCTTAGCTTCTTTCATACGTGGCGAATCTACAAATTTAGTTCGATATCCTATAACTGTTGAACTATACGTGGGACCGCCACTCCCCTGTTCTACAAACGAGAAATTATAGTAATGAAACTTTTCATCTTTCATCAACATCTCCTTTCTTCAAGACTTTCACAATAGATCGTATCATTTCTTCCTCCAGGCCATGAATTGCCAGATAGTCATCTCTTTAATGCTCTCATTTTCCCTAACCAATTCCCCCATCCTCGTACCAGCATCCCTAAGCTTATTAGTAAGAAACGACCACACTTTGCCATCAGACCTCCATGTAGTACTGGACCCAGTCTGTCTTGATATACCATTACTTCTAATCACTTCTTCAGTGATCTTCACAAACTTCCGCTTATCAGACCACTCCTTAAGTTCTAGATATTCACTAAGGGGAATTTTTACTTCTTGGTCACTATTCATATCATTCTCCTGTTCTCACAGACCTTGCGGACTATTCTTTCTACTTCTTCCAAAATAAAAGCTCCTCATATTCTTTATTTATAAACCAACAAACAATGTGGAAGATAAAAGCTATGAATACCACCACCAATAACACCACCTGAATCAATATTGCCATACCAACTATGAAAAGGGCAAGATATCCAGCCGAGATCATTAAGTAATTCAACATTAGCCGAGATTATTGATTATATCTTCTGCCGCATTTAGCCCGTTATCTCTGTTGTACAATGCTGTTCTCAATTCGTCACCAGATAAGTCTATTTTCATTACCCTACCCTTGATATAATCAAATTTGTACCCACAGTCGTCAATGATTTTCTGTGCCTGTTTTTGAGTCATGTTCTCTGGTGCAAATTGAAAAAGCCCCATGCCTTTCGGATCTGCCCCGTTGTATAGAGCAGCTAGCAATTTTGCCTTGTTTAATTTACTAATATCCATAACCACCCACCTTTAAAGATTCTTATCATTCAGTATTTCAGAATAACGACAATCAACTTTCTTCTTCAATGACACATGCTCCCACTGATACAAGCAGGCATCACAAGCAATGCCACCAATCTTCACCTCAGAAAGCTTGCCAATAATATCTCGATGAGGGCAAAGCTTTGGAGGCTCCCCTGACTTTACGTTGTAAGACAGTATCACTCCCCCTCCTGTTCTCTCAACCCCTTCTCCAACATTTCCTGTAGTGCCACAGCTACCATGTCCTGGAGGTCAATACCACGCCTCACCGCTTCTATCTTGGCCTTCTTCCACAGCTCGGGCGGGACCCGCGTACTGACAAACTGGAGACCATCGTCTTTCTTATCTAGCATTTTTACCACCTTTATTGTTTTTTTAATTGTACTATAATTATGTTTCTTTGTCAACTTTATTATTTTGTAGCCGTTCACCGGTGAACAACCCTACTCCTCCGTCGGATTATCCTTAGCGTAATTCATAACGTTGTTCATGCAAGCCCTCGCCTCCGATGATAACTTATATTTATAGTCATTATCGTAAAGTTCTATACCAGTAGCTATCGATAAATTGGCTAATGGTATCGCCAACGTCTGCAGCTCAGCGTCGTGCCGTTTTTGTAACTCTTTCACAGCGCACTCAAGGCAATGAGCAGCCCTTTTGTCACCTTGAAATAATTCCCCACACTTGACACACCTACATTGATATTTTCCAGTTGCGTAAAATCCTATCTTCATCATTCCTCCAAATTCCATTCATGCTTTCTAATATATCCGATAACCTTTTTCTTCTGCCTCTTACTCATGACTAGTCCTCCTTCTTAGGAGGGTAAGCGATAAAAAAAGTGGTAATTATTAATATCATCCAAAATATAAACTCACTATCCGTAAGTGTGTCAATATGCTCAATAATCCTATACCCCCCTATCAAAATAGATACGCTACTAATTATAGCGAAAAACACCTGGAATCCACTCATGTCTACATCTTTTTTTTGTCTTTCATACATCTCTTACCCCCTCTCCTCTTTTTCAAACAATGCTTGCAAGTTACATATTTCCAATCTCTATGAACATGATAAGAATACCCTCTCCATAGCATTTTTGCACCTACACAAAAAGGAGAAGGCACGGACACCTCTTGACCAAAAGTAAAAAGGAGAACAACCCGTTTTCCAGCTTTATGGATTATAGGCTTCACGGCACCCCCTCCACCACATCCTCTTCCCAGATGTGATCGTCAGTGGCATTAATCACCCAAACGGTTACCTTGCCATAGAGACAATGATACCAAATGATATCCTCCAGCTCCTTGACACACCGTCCCTGCTTCTCCATATCCTCGACAATCAGCACAATACCAGCTTTCATCTTGGTCATTTGGCTGTACTGGAGAGCCTGGCCGAGGGCCTCGGGGTACTTGTCAGCGAAATCAACCTCAATCACATACTCCCCAAAGATAATGTCAGGCTTACGGCCATTTGATAATCGGTTTGTTATGCTACCACCCCGACAGGAGGCCCACCACTGCTGGTAGTACTTCTCGAGATGCTTCCTTTTCTTAGCCGGGAGGAGAAGGGACAAAGCAATGAAGACGAATATTAGCTTTTTCATAGCCTATTCCCCATTTCGCCCTGCAATTCATATTTGAGCTCTTTTTCAGCCATTTCAAACTTTCCGAGATCATCCGAATTGTCGTGGATGTCCCACAAATCCTGAAGCCTTTTTTGCAAAACCCCTAATTGCTCAGGAATTTCAGTCACAGTGACCTCATACCGAGCAACATTCACCCCACAAACATCAACATAAGGCGCTTCGGCAATAAGCTGGAACGCTTCTAGACTTCTAATTCTCTTAAACGTCTCAATATTTTTAATCATTCCCCTTCCCCAGTAGTGAAATTTTCAATCTTATTTATCAACAAATGTCTCACAAACTTACTCCTAGAATATTCATCCACGTATGTCAATATCATACCAACGTGATCTTCACCAATAGCAAAAGTATTCCCACCTTCAATAGCACGATTGAAGCTGTCCCTGTCGCTAAAAACAATTTGAAATTTATAAGGGATATTACTATTTAAACTACCAACCAGCTCGAATCGGCCATCTTCCATCTCAGATTTCCGACGGAACCAAATAACACCCTCTTCACTATTGCCATATTGATAACATTCCTCATTACAATACTCAAGCTTTACCTTACGCATTGGTGGATGGTATATAACATATTCCTTACCGCTCTTAACATATCTAACAATATCGTTTCTTTTGAATTTCATCCCACACTCCTATCTTTAAAAATATATCCTTTCAGATCAACACCCTCAGCCAACGCAACCGCTACACTCTCCTCCTCTTCGGGAGATACTTCACCAACACCCACCATTTCAAAATGGGAATAGATTCGACGATCCCCCTCCCTACTTATACCACATAGATACCCTTTAGTATTTACTATACCAACAGGCTCACCTTCTGGGTTATGAAGGATCACTAATCGATCTCGGCGCTTGAAAAAACCTATACAACCAGGCTTAACCCGCCCCTCAGAAAAGAATCTACTATTTATTCTCAACAACATCATTTCCCTCTCACAAATAATTGATAATCTAATTATACTCTGTCTTGTTTAACTTGTCAACAATAAAACATTACTGTTTATAATTTTTTGTTAAATAATATTCCCCATTTTCCTCTTTCCCAACTACGACACCCACTCTTCTCATTTTAAAATATGTAACAAATGGATACTTTCCAGCTACATTCAAGATAACGTCAAGAGTATTA